TGCACCAGTTGATCCAGTTTGACCTACGGGTCCTGTGGATCCTGTTGCACCTGAAGGTCCAGTACTTCCTGTTGCTCCTGTTGAACCAGTTGCACCTGTACTTCCAGTAGGTCCAGTTGAGCCAGTTGCTCCAGTAGGACCTGCTCCACCTTGTGGGCCAGGTGCAGTTACTGTAACAAGGTTATTTGTTTCGTTAACAACTACTTGATTTGATATTGACGACATTATCTTGTTACCTCTCCACTTACTGTGACTGTTCCTTGAATTAAACGAGTTCTAACTCCACCAGTGCTTAGTTCTAAATCATATACATAAAGACCTGGATCAATGGCTGCTTGTTCATCTGTTGCTATTAAATTTAATGTTCCTGTAGCACCAACGATTGTAATACCACCATTTGAAGTTGATAGAGTTAATACAGGAGTATCAGAATCAAACTTACGACGAATCTGCATCTCTGCTGTATAGCCAGTTAGATTAATTGGTGTACCGTTTGGATTGTTATAGACTATTTGTAGCGTCCATGTAGAGCCCTGATCAAGGGTAAAGTTATAAATACCTGCGATTGCCATGTTAGTTTTTCTCCGTTACCCAAATTAAAAAGACACCAAGTGCGATGAAACTAATTGGTGGAAATATTAAGAATAGCCCATATGATGCAAGACCAACGCCCAACACCTCAGTGGTCAATGACCAGTCTATTTTTGGCTTCTTTAGTTTCATTATGCTCCTTATAGTGAATAGTATCTTGCTACAACTTGCTTTGGCTGTGGTGCCATTGCTCTGTCATAACTAAATATAGCAGCAACTGCTGCGTCAATCTTTCTTTTTGTAGTTGCTTTTGCAACCATTAGGCCTCTTGATGAAGTCTTAGTAACAGTATTATTTATATGTTTATTAAGTCTTGGATCACCATCATGAGTAAACGATTGGTTAACTACTCCTTCGTAAAATCTTTGTGTTGCTGGTACCATACGCTCTGCAGAGTTTGGATATGAAACAATAGGCAAGCCTTCTTCTTCCAATACCATCATAGTTCTTTGCCAGCGTGATGGATCAAATACAACTTCTCTTACAGTAACACCTTTGTTTCTGTAAAAGTCAATAATGCTTTCTTCTACCTCTGCGACATTCACATGCCATCCTGGTTCAGGATCCTTTTCAGGAAGTTCCCACATACCAAGAACTTTAAGGTGAGGTTTTTCTCCACCAAGGAACCATCCTACCAGAGCAGTTGAGTCATTGCTGAAAGCACCATCAAAGCCAATTATAGCATCTTCGCCAGGAATAATCTCTCTATCTTTTAATGCTAAAGAATCCCAAAGTTCTGTAGGGATCCAAGCATCTCCTGTAGAAGTCCATACATTCAAACGCTTTGTTTTAAATTCATTTTCAGGTGTTAGTAATGCTGCTGAGTTCATATCCTCTGCAGATAATATGTCATGCAAGGACGGATTGGCTATTTGCCAGTTCTCAGGATCCTTATAATTGAGTTTTTCATCGCCCTGATACCATGCAAAGAAGAAAGAAGGATCTTCAACTTCGCCTTTTGAGAGTTGAATTCCTCTTTGATACATAGAATAACAGACTGAATCTTTACCAGATGAGTCATATTTTGTACCTGCTGTAGTAATTGCTACCAACATTGGCTCTTCACGAGCACCCATAGATAGAGATAAAACATCATAAAGTTCTCTATTTGGCTGTGCATGTAACTCATCTATTACAATAAATGTAGAGTTTAAACCTTCTTTTGTGTATGCATCTGAGGATAATGCTCTATATACAGAACCAGTCATAGGGTTATAGATGGTGTTTTGATACACTTCTAATATATCTCTTAACTCTGGTTCTAATTCAATCATTTTCTTTACAGTCTTAAAGATGATTCTGGCTTGTTCTTTATCTGCCGCCGCAGAATAGATCTGCCCACCGTTTACACCCAAAACTATTTGCTCCAAGACCATTGAAGCAATTAGTGCTGATTTTCCATTCTTGCGTGGAACGCCTATTAAGGCACGACGATGCTTTAGCAATCCGTCTTCTCTTTCAGCATATAGATGAACTAATAACTCTTTCTGCCAGTCACGAAGAACAAACTTCTCACCAGTCTTACCAGCGATAGAGTCTTCCGTCAAACGGCAAAGAGTCTCAATAAAATCAATTACCTCATAACCACGAGTATTTTCTAACTCAGTTTCTGAGACAGGAGACAAATATGTTGGAGGCCAATTCTGTATTTTGGTATCCATATTATCCTCTATAGGCTAAAGACAACCTGCTCTTTTCAAAATCAATTTCTGATACTTCTACATCTACTTCATGACCAACTGTAAATTGATCAGGAGTAAACTCACCCATTTTTGATTTATGAATAAGTCCAGAAAGTAATCCAATTTCAATAAAGACTCCATATTCAGTTATTCCTGATACTGATCCTCTATATACTTGTCCTACTTCTACCTTAGCAAACTCAATATTCTTATCTTCTTTAATTACCTGCTCTAAAAGTGAGCGACGAGAGAGAACTATATTCTTCTTTTCTCTGTCAAATTGAAGGATAATGGCCTCAACTTCATGGCCAACATACACACTAATATCATCAACTCTGTTGAGTTCAATCAGTGAACCTGGCAAAAATGCTCTTGTTCCAATATCAACAATGAGGCCACCTTTAACGGCTTTAACAATTTTGCCCTTAATTGGTTCAGATGTTTTGTACTTGAGTTCAAGAGTGTCCCAAAGATCTTCCAATTTGCCTTCTTTGAGAGAAAGAATTAGATTGCCTTCTTCGTCTTTGCTCAATACTGTTCCTCTTACTACCTGGCCAATCTGAACTATTTCAAATATGTTGAAATCCTTAGTTAGGCTAAGTTCATTTTTAGGAATAAAGGCTTCTGTCTTAGAGCCAATATCAACTAGCACTCCATCACGACCAATTTGCACAATAGTGCCAGGAACAACATCTCCCTTTTGGTAAGACTTCATTGATTCGTCAATGGCAGCCATAAAGTCCTCTGCTGTGCCTATGTCGTTAATTGCTATTTGCTTCATTATTAATTGGTTCCCCTTGTTCTACTATTTCAGATTCAGCCTCAACAATAATTGTATCAGCATTGGCTCTGTTTTGCCTTCTTTCCAAAAGTTTATCAATAGAGGTTGCAGCCTTGACTTCTGCTACACCTAAGCGAGATCTCGCAATAGGATCAAATCCAAGCGATGCTAACGCATCTGTATATGCTTTATTGATTGCGACAAACGCTCTTCCATCAGCAGCCTCAAGGGTAGCCATGTATTTATTTCTTGAAGCCTCTGAAGCATCAGCCAAAAATGAAGCATTACTAATTGCATCAATATCACTAACTGGACTAAGCCAAGTTACTGCCATGCCCCAAGCACGATTCCATAATTTAGTTCCTGCCTCACCAAGAGTCTCAGGAGGTGCTGGAATTTCCCTGGCCATAGGTAAATGCGTAATATTATTTAAATCAGGCAAAGGTCTTTGGCCAGGATTTCCCAGTAATCTTTTAAGTTCCGTTGGTTTTGGAGGTCTTCCTGCAGTCATATTTTATATTGTCCTTAATGTCCGTTTTGCGTAATTCTTACACAATTGTACCATTTCCGTAATTTCGCAGAGAAATATAGGAAAGGGCAGCCAGGGTAAACTAGAATTATCCACTCTTAACTTTTGACCCATACCTAGATAATGCCAGGCAGGTGCCAGGGTGGAAGTGAGGGATTGTTATTTATTATTTATTTAAAGATGTTATTTTTTACTTGAATTACATCGTCTACAAAGAACCATAATATTGGAGAGTATATTCTGTCCTCCATCAGCCAAACTAAGTATATGGTCTGCCGTGAGGTCTTTTTGTGATCTGCATCTACTACACCATGGCTGTAATTCTCTTGCTAATTTACTTAGTCTTTGCCATTCAGAATTATATCTTTTGTTACGCTCTTGTCTGAGTGGATCCCTGCTCTGTATATAATTAATACAGGATTTGCAGGTACTGCCTCTGGTTAATATGCCACAATATAAACAAGGTGAATAGAACTTCTTCATATATATATAATTAATCTAATTCATCTGTAGCAGAGGCACACTCTTCACATTCATGATCATTATCATAATTGTCATACTTGACTAGGGCACCTAGGTGTGCATTGAACATTGTTAATACAGATACTGATGATCTATTGAGTAATGTTTCTATACCGTCAAAACTTAGGCGTTCATCTGTCTGGATATCTACAGAACATGGACCTACTGATAAACTAATGCTAATCATTATCTCTCCTACCTGTTTTGGTATCTTCATCTATCCCGTTAAAATTATCTAAATCATTAATAATATCAATGACTAATAACTGCATTCCATAACCATTTAATTGGCTACCTAATGCGTTAATTGCTTTGACTTTTATAAGTAGATGTTCCTTGATGGATTGTACTATTTCATCCATGTTTGAGATCCTGCCTGTTTTTGGGTGCACTAAGTACAGGTGTACTAATTGTACCAGATTTCTTTAGTTTTATCAAACTTCATTCCTTACTTTAGTGATTGCTGCTATATCATATAGGCCATTCTTAGTAGGTATCTTATGGGTGTTAACTATCTTATTTAGTTCCCTCTTTGATATATTTAGCCATAGACAGATAGCATCCTCATCCAGCCAAAACCTTCTATTGGGATTATCCATGGCCAATTGGATTAGCCTGTATAGAGTCCATGAAGTCCTACATTTTAGGCATGAGACACCTGATAATATCTTCTCAATGTCTATAACTACATGGGCTTTACAGTCTTCAGTAGGACATGGGATTCTTCTTGGTTTCTCTATGAATCTCTTTGTTACTGATAATCCTTTAGAGTGGATCTCTTTTATGTCCCCGCTAAATTCTCCTACCCAGTCCTGCCTAAGTGTCCAGTCCAAATGCGATAGATGAAATTTGATTGTTGCAGCAACCTCTTGATCTATCGTTGGCTCTCTCCTAAGCAGGGCTGGCGGAGTCAAACTTCTACCCTTACGAATCAACGCCTCATATTTATGTAAGACTGGCAATATATCTACAGCCATAGAGTAATCCATTGCTGAGACATTAAACCCAATTGATCTTTCAGAGGTAGCAGATCCTGATCCAGTTCTACCTGGTACCAAGAAACCTTTTGCTTCTGATTGTAGTTCAGGGATATCAGATAGGTTATCTCTTAGATTATGTTCGCACTTCTTGCAAAGTAATCTTTCATCACCTACTTCATGTTGGCATGTTATACATTCCATCTTAGTCCCCTTGATTACTTATGCTTTTTCTAACTGCTTGAACAAATCGTCAACAGTATTAAAGTCTTTTCCTTCTTGCTTAATAACTAGATCATCAGACTTATCTGCAATCCATTGTGCTCTCTTCTGTACTTTATCCATCTTCTTTGGTAGTAACGCTAAAGGTATTAGCACTATCCATCCAAAGAATCCTGCTGCTACTGACCAGATAACTACATCTCGTCCAGACATAAATGCTGTCGCTGCTGCGACTGCTATCCAAAAGAATTCCATCATTTGTGAACTCCATCCTTGGTAGGACAATCGTTGCAATCAATCCAACCTATTTCTTCCATATTGATATTGCATTCTTCACACATATCAATTGGAGGATAGTTAGGATAGTCAATCTCAACCTCTTCACATTTCTTACAATAAAATACTTTATGATGTGTTATTTGCATTCTAGTACCCAGTCCATATCCTTGAAAAATGCTTCCATTCCTCTATTATAGTCCATGTGTTTACCTGCTTCTACACATATAGTTGCTAATGCTTCTTCTAATCTATCCCGCTT